GTGTTGTACTTGCCGTTGTAGCTGTTGTCCATGCTAAGACCAAGACGCCTAGCCTCACGAGAACCGAGGTTGCACATGTTGACCATGCGATAGCGCTCACCTGACTTGCCCTTGACCGCAGTCTTGGGGTTGGCAAGTATGGACTGATGCTCTGCTGCACAGTAGCTACGAGCTTGGTCATCGACAGATGGATGACGACCTGCAATCTTACGAATGAAGTCGACGTTGCCACTGCTGTTGATGAACATCAAGAACTTGCCAACAGTCAACTGCGTGAAGGCACGAGAGTCAATGTGTACGTGCATACCGCACTTGCCCGTGTTCCATGCACGATAGGCAGGATCGATCTCCCACGCTTTGAACACCTCGATGTGCTTGGCTAGACCTTGCGGTGTAGTCACGACCTCGAAGCCGTTGTGTGGAAGCGAGCCATCGCTCTTGATGATGCAGTATGAGGAACCCAAACGGCTACGCACAGACTCAGCAGACTCGTTGGTATCGTGATCGCCAGACGTCATCTCAAGCTCGATGCCCATCGTGAACTCACCGAAGTGAGAAGACGTGATGCCAGAGGGGTAGTCAAGAACACGAAGCACATTGGTAGAGTACGACATGATTGGCTGATCGCTGTCGTCATCGTCGTCGTCATCGTCATCGTCATCGGTACGCTCATACGAGTAGTACAAGTCATCACTCTCGCTGTAGTACGCATCGTCACGAGGCCAGTACTCGTCTTGATCCTCGACATACACAGCGTTATCGTCGTAGCACGAGTCGCACCATGTATCGTTACGCACGCTGTGTGTGTTTACGCTGTCCTCATAGTGACCGCAGTCGCAGTGCGTAATGTTCATGTCACCCATCGCATCAATCACAGTGAACGCACTATCGATATGGCTTTCGGCCTCGCTGTAACGACCAGACAACTCGAAGAACTTAGAGCGAAGCTCATCGTTGGTGATGGACTCATCGCCTGCCTTGGCACGAGCAACGAGCCTGCCGAAGTCTAAGTAATGCTTGCGAGCAATCTTGAAGTAGTCGTTGCTGTGATCGTAGTACCAAGAACCCTTGAACCTAGCGCAAGGCACAGGCGGTGACTGGTTTACATTCGGGTCATGCTTCTTGGCATAAGACTCGACGATTGTGTCGACACGAGTAGACAACAGGTTACGAGCAAACCGTGGCAAATCCGCAGTGCTCGTGGGTGTCAACAACCTGCGCATCATCTGATGCATATCGTAGCGATCACGGCTCTCGACAACAGCCTCTTTGTAAGTCATAGCACGAGGTGCAAAAGCACCCTCACCCTTGACACGATAGCGTGAGGTACGAGTCCACGCACATAGGTTCTCTACTGTGATCAGATCGAGAGGTGCAATACCCGCATCCATGTGCAGCACATCCGACCAGACAAGACGCCTACGGGATGCGTTGTACACCATATACCGCTTGTTGAGTGACACGATGTAGATCACCTGATCTAGTGAGTCAACAAAATCTTCCATCACGAATCTAGTTATTTGAAACATACGTTTCTCCTTGATGTATAAAAAATGGGGAACAAGTTCCCCGTTGTACTAACACACGATCTCAACAGACCGCAGGAACCTCCACTTCATCTATTGGGTTAAAGAAATTGATCGTGAAGTCACGATGCTTACCTAAGATGCGCTCACCTGCCTCGAAGATATAGAACAGGTTGTGTCTGTCTATCAGGCTGTCGAGCACAGCGTCACGCATAGAGTCGGATAACCCTTGCGGCATGACTAAACAACGATGCTCGAATGGTTTGTTGTCATCGTTCCAATACCCCTCGATACAAATTAACTTAGCTGTACTCATACTGTTTCTCCTTCTGGTTGATAATCTTCGCAACGATCGGCTACTGTCCGTAGATGTGCATCCATCGCTTGGTTCTCCTCTGTGCTCATAGACACACGCTGAACTAACTGCCCTTTGAAACAAGCAAGCCCTACGTTCCAATTGCTTGTGTGCGTTGAGAGTGCGCAGTTCCTACATGATTTCATTACTTACTCCTGTTGTTGATTGCTTCTACTACCTCATCAGCACACGCACGCCACGATTCCTCGCTTATGAATGTGTTGTCCTTTGACCAAGGCGGTGACACTTTGGTTTGTTCTGCGTACTTAGCAATAGCCTCGATGATGAACGCTTGCATTAGTACGCCCTGCTGTGAGTGCGTCATCAGCCCGTTGATAAGCTCTACGTTCGTTACGTGTTTAGATTTCATAGTTTTCTCCTTGGTTAAATGGTTTGGCTTGCATTGCTTCTTGCAGGCAGTCGATGAACTCAATCTCGTTATAACTAACGTCTAAGCCGTCAAGTATTCTGTCTAAGTAGTTATGCTCAGGCGAACCTCTGTACTCGTCTGGCGTAAGCCAGCGCTTAAAGTCCCAACACCAAGTCCAATCTCTGCTGGCTGTGAAGTAGAACTTGAGCGTGAACCGCCCAATACGGATGTCCGCCTCTGGTGCGTTTTGTATCCACGCACGAGCTTGTTCTTCATATGTCATTTGCTTTCTCCTTAAAAATACAAGGCACTAACGGGATGGTGCTCGGCGTAGCCCACACGCCGAACGCTTGGGGAACTTGTTCCCCGAAAGATGTTGATAGTTGATGATAGTAGTCAGTCCTCCCCTAAGCTGAGTTTTGTCCATGTGGCAGGCACAGCTTCGTTCTTATCAAGCGTGTCAATAATCTTGAGGGCTTTGCGCATCTGCGCTAGTTTGGCTGTGCGTGCGTCTGTTGGTTTGATGGTGGCTTGGCGTTCGAGGGTTTCCATCTCCTTCCTTGTCTTGGTCAATAATCTCACCTTGGCTGTTTCATGTTGGTGGGGCAGCATCGTGCGTTGGAAGGGTGTCTTGCGTTTGCCCCTAGGTACAACAGGCACGGCATCGAACAGCAAAGAGATTTTGTCCTTGACCCGTGCGGGTATCCAGTCAGTCCAATGCTCGCCATCGTTGGGTAGCCCCTTGTCACGGGCTATCTGTATGGGTGTGTGGTCAAGAGCCTTGTATGGGGCGTCTAGCATGGCTACCAGCTTCTCCATGATGCGTATGTACTCGCTGAACGCTAGCTTGCGTTCATTCTGGGGAACAAGTTCCCCGCCGTATCTCATGCCCACACGGGCGTTGTTGATCTCGTAGCGCAGGGGTGCTAATACCTTGTCCCATTCGGCTTTGCGTTGGGTGCGTGTGATGCGTGAGACACGTAGCGTTTCTTTCAACGCAGAGACTTCCATTTTTATTCTTTCGATCTCGGCTGGGTGTAGCTTGCGCTCGGTTAGGCGGTTGTGTAGGTCGTTGGCTGAGAGTTTGAGGTAGGTTTCGTACATGAGATTATTTACTCCAAAAGTGAGGGTCGGACAAATGTCCAACACTACAGGGCTGTGACTAAGATGCGTGTAGGTTGTGAAGCCGCACCAGTACTAGCTTAGCACGAAAAGTGTGCGATGTATCTATCTTATTTCTGAACGGCTATAGCCAAACAAAAAAAGAAAGTGTCTCAAAGAAAAAGAATGAGCACCCCCTAATACATACATCTATATATATAAATATATATTAAATAGATAGATAGATAGGACAGTTTTTGCGGAACGCTAGCGTGGATGCGGCTTGCGGGGTTACACGGAACTTAGTTCACGGGTTGTAGTGTCGGACATTTGGCTGGGTCTTGTTTTTTGCCTCAATAATCTCGCACTATAGTGCAGATCGGGGAACTTGTTCCCCAAATGGTAGGTTTAACTGCTTAGGTTGTGTCTCAAGCCAGTCAAAGAAGGCGTCATCTGTGCTGAATACACGCCCTCGTTCAGCTAGGTTCTTGCTAAAGACATAGACAACGTAGTTGCTGCCCCCATTGGGGTAATGGTATTGCAGGTGATACTTACTTGCGCCCATTTGTACTACGCCTACTTCTTTGACTCTGTACTGATTGAATAGTTGGTACATGATTATTGACTCCTTGAGATTATTGATTGGACAGGAAAAGAAACACCGCAAGAGACTCGCCCTTGCGGTGATCTGGATAATCGGGGAACAAGTTCCCCAAGATTATTTACAATGGCAATGTTGCCAAGTAAGCACGCAACAACTCGACTTGCTTCTTGAGTGTGTCAGCAGGGAAAGATGCCAAGGCATTGTCACAAGCCTTCACCTGCTCAGATGTGAACTTGACCACAGTCTTCTTGCCCGATGTGCGACCAGTCCTACTGATGTGGTCACGGAACTTTGCACCACCAGTATTGACAGCCTTCTCCTGACTGGCTGTGCGTTTTGTGCGAGTCTTGCTACAAATAATCTCGGCTTCCTTCTGTGTGCAATCTAGGCGACCGATCACATAGTTCAGCACCCAGTCAGATCGCCACTCGCTTTGCTTACCTGCATCGAGAGTCAGATACTCTTTGTGCCATGCAAGGCTCGCCTCTAGTGTGATGCGATCAGTTGCACCTACACCTCTAGCGAACTGTTGATACGTTACTGTGATTGCGTTTGCTTTAGTCATTTGATTCTCCTTGAATTGACTATTGGTTAAAGCGGGGAACAAGTTCCCCACATCGGCTAGGCTTGTCCCAACCGATACCTCTATGTTACGTATGGGGGTCATTTTGGGGCTGTATCGGCTCTCTGAGGGGGCGTTTTTGGCGTGGCGTTGACCCCACCCATCCCCCACCAACCCTATTTGAGGTCACCGTCACAGTCCTATATAAACACTGTTCCACACCCGCAATTCCAATTTTCAAAAATTACGATCTAAAAACCAAACACCCCACCCCCCAAAAATTTTAAAAAATTTCCAAGGATCAATGTCAAACGTTGGACAATACCAAATAAAAAAAGCCCCGACCTTGCGAGCCGGGGCAAAGATGGCAACTGGAAACCATCAAGGAGAAGCAATGACTTGCGCCATCACCGAAAAGAAGTGTACACTAACACCAACGAGGCAACAAGTACGACGCCAGTACTACCCCTACGCAATGCTAGAACATTTGATTAACGGCGAGTTTGAACCAAACGTGGTCGACATGACTGAGGCTACGCCGTTGCCTTTTGCTGAAGCAGCGCCAGCAGACATCATTGACGCGCAAGTACAAACAGCCAACTGGCTAAAAGAGTTAGAGCTAGACGACGATGAGGCAGAATCCAAGGCAGACGCGCAAGCCGCACGTCAATCGTTTGCAAGCCTAGTCACCGGCCAGCCACCCCAGAACACACAGCAAGCGCTTGCTAACATTAAGGCTCCTGCTGCAGTGCAGCATTTAGTCGGGATGCTTACAGCCTACGATTGGGCGTTTGTTGAGCAGGCCAAGGAGCTACGGGGTTTTGCTGTGGCTAAAATCTTAGATGAAGTCGAACATCCAGACGCCCGCATCAGACTCAAGGCGCTAGACATGTTGGGCAAGGTCACGGAAGTGGCCTTGTTCACGGAACGCATTGAGGTCAAGAAGACTCAGATGTCTGATGTTGAGCTAGAGACACGAATTAAAGAGAAGCTCAACAGGTTCATGGGTGTGATTGATGTGATTGACGTTACAGAAGATAAAGATGAAGCCTGAGAACTTCACGACGCTGAGCAAGATTGAGCTAGAAGCTATGGCCAAAGCTTTGCCGCGCATGAGCGTCAAAGAAAAGATGGAGCTCTTTGAAGACTTAGAGCTTCGGGAGTCCCGCGCTAGACTACAGGCGGCTAAAACAAACATGCTGGGGTTCGCTACTGCCGTGTACCCCGGCTTTAAGATTGGCCCACACCATAAAAAACTTGCCAAAATCTTTACAGATGTGGTTGAAGGTCGCAAGAAGCGCGTGATTATCAACATCGCGCCACGTATGGGTAAGTCTGAGTTCTCATCTTACCTGTTTCCTGCGTACTTTCTAGGTAAGTATCCTGAGAAGAAGATCATCATGGGCACGCACACTGCGGGTCTGTCAGAGGACTTTGGACGGCGCATACGTAACTTGATCGATTCTGATGAATACAGAGAAGTTTTCCCCCAAACTATGGTGGCAGATGACCAGAAAGCTGCCGGTAAGTGGTCTACAAGCGCTGGCGGTCAGTACTATGCTGCTGGTGTCGGGGGCGCTCTTGCTGGTCGTGGTGCTGATCTGTTCGTTATTGACGATCCTCACTCGGAGCAGGACGTAAAGTCAAACTCTAGACTCGCGTTTGATACAGCTTGGTCTTGGTTCCAGACGGGCCCACTGCAGCGTCTGATGCCGGGCGGGGGGATTATCATTGTGATGACCCGTTGGTCGCTCCTAGACCTGACTGGGCGCCTGATTGATTACCAAACCAAGAACCCAGAGGCTGTGCCATGGGAGATTGTGGAGTTGCCGGCCATTTTGAACGACGGGGACGAAGACGAGAAGTCCCTGTGGCCAGAGCAGTGGTCGCTTGAAGCGCTGAAATCAACAAAAGCCAGTATTGACCCGCGGTATTGGAATGCGCAGTACATGCAGCAGCCCACATCTGAGAACTCTGCCATCGTCAGCCGTAAGATGTGGCGTATTTGGGAGCCGGATGACCCGCCCAAGTGCGAGTACATAATTCAGTCTTGGGATACGGCGTTTGAAACTAAGAACACATCCGACTATTCCGCCTGCACAACGTGGGGCATCTTCTACAACGAGGAAGAAAATGACTCGCCCCAACTTATCCTACTGGATGCGTTTAAAGATCGCATGGCTTTCCCTGAACTTAAGGTGGTGGCGCTTAAGCAGTACAAAGAGTGGGAACCCGACGCGTTCATTGTGGAGAAAAAGGCATCTGGGGGGCCGTTGATTCAGGAACTCAGGGCGTTGGGCATACCTGTGCAGGAGTTCAGCCCATCACGCGGCAACGACAAGATGGTGCGCGTCAACGCGGTTGCGGATTTGTTCAGTTCAGGTAAAGTCTGGGCACCCGACACACGCTGGGCACGGGAAGTGATTGAAGAGATGGCCGCGTTTCCAGTTGGGGAGCACGACGACTACGTGGACACGACAACACAGGCGCTGCTACGCTTTAGGCAAGGCGGCTTTATCAGTTTAGACACGGACGAGAAAGACGATCTTGCGATCTTTCACCGCAGGAAACACGAATACTACTAGGACTACACATGGCAACGAACATCGACAAAGCGCTGTACCAACAACCTATGGGCATTGACGCGCTGGGTGAACAGGAGTCTCCTCTTGAGATTGAGATTGTTGATCCCGAAGAAGTCACCATCGGCATGGACGGGATAGAGATTACTCTCACGCCCGGAGAAGACGACGATGAAGAAGGTTTTGACGATAACTTGGCCGAGTACATAAAAGACGGTGTCCTGCAGTCGCTGGCTGGTGACTTGGTGTCTGACATTGACAATGACAAAAATGGCCGCAAGGATTGGGAGAAGACGTACGTTGATGGTCTGAAGCTGTTGGGTCTGCAGATAGAAGAACGCACAGAACCTTGGAACGGTGCATGTGGTGTGTTCCACCCCATGATTACAGAAGCTGTTGTGCGCTTTCAAGCTGAGACAATCACTGAGACGTTCCCAGCCCAAGGGCCAGTGCGCAGCAAACTCATCGGTAAAGAAACGCCAGAGATGAAAGAGATTGCGGCTAACATCGAAGAGGACATGAACTACGAGTTGACGGAAGTCATGACGGAGTACCGCGCTGAACACGAGCGCATGCTCTGGTCACTACCGGCCACAGGCTCAGCGTTTAAGAAGGTGTACTACGATCCCAATTTGGGACGTCAGGTGTCGATGTTTATTCCTGCGGAAGATATGTATCTGCCGTACGGTACAACGGATTTGGATACTTGCTACCGCATCACGCACGTCATGCGCAAGACCAAGAACGAGATCGTCAAGCTCCAACAAGTGGGCTTCTACGTTGACATTGAGTTGCCTGACTCACCCAAAGATTTGACAGACATTCAGAAAGCCAAGGACAAAGAGACTGGCTTTAGTGACTTAAACGACGACCGCTACACACTATACGAGTGCCACGTTGACTTGAACCTTGAAGGTTACGAAGACAAAGACGACGCAGACGAAGAGACCGGCATCATGTTGCCGTACGTTGTTACGTTGATTAAAGGCTCTAACGACATTCTGTCAATCCGCCGCAACTGGAAGGAAGAAGATGACCTCAGACTCAAGCGCCAGCACTTTGTGCACTACCAATATATTCCGGGTTTTGGAGCTTACGGCTTCGGGCTTTTCCACCTTATCGGAGGCTTTGCTAAATCCGCTACATCCCTCATGCGCCAGCTTGTCGATGCAGGAACACTCAGCAATCTGCCCGGCGGACTTAAGACACGGGGTCTGCGCATCAAAGGAGATGACACACCAATCGCACCCGGAGAGTTCCGTGATGTAGACGTTGGCTCGGGCACAATTCGTGACAACATCTTGCCTCTGCCGTACAAGGAGCCAAGCGCTACGCTGTTTAACTTGATGCAGACCATCGTTGATGAAGGCAGGCGTTTTGCCGCGACTGCTGACATGAAGGTGTCTGACATGTCTGCGCAGGCTCCTGTGGGAACCACACTTGCGCTGTTAGAGCGCCAGCTTAAGGTGATGACGGCTGTTCAGGCCCGTGTGCACTTTGCGCTGAAGCAAGAGTTCAAGCTCTTGAAGAACATCATTCGCGACTACACAGACCCAGACTACAAGTACACGCCTGAGTACGGCACACGTAAAGCTAAGAAAGCTGACTACGACTTGGTGGACATCATCCCCGTGTCAGACCCCAATGCGGCCACCATGTCTCAGCGCGTTATCCAGTACCAAGCTGTGATCCAGATGGCGCAGATGGCTCCGGATATTTACAACTTGCCAGAATTGCACAGGGGGATGCTCAATGTCTTAGGCATCAAGAACGCTGAAAAACTTGTGCCAATTGAAGACGACCAGAAACCGACAGACCCTGTGCAGGAGAATCAAAACGCACTCAAGGGCAAGCCGATTAAAGCGTTCTTACACCAAGACCATCAGTCACATATCCAAGTGCACATGATGCTACTCCAAGACCCAATGATGCAACAGTTTATTGGCCAGAACCCACAGGCTCCCAAGATCATGGGCGCAATTACGGCGCACATTGCAGAGCACGTTGGTTACCAAATGCGCCAGCAGATCGAGCAGCAGTTGGGCATGCCCCTGCCTCCCGAAGACGAGAAGTTGCCACCGCAGATCGAGATTGCCTTGTCGGGCATGATGGCTCAAGCAGCGCAACAGGTGATGATGCAAAACCAAGCCAAGGCTGCACAACAGCAGGCACAACAACAGATGCAAGACCCCGTCATGCAGTTGCAGATGCAGGAACTCCAACTCAAAGGTCAGGAACTTGAGTTAAAGAAACAAAAGATCATGATGGACGCTGCTGCCAAGGCCGACGCACAGGCTCTGAAAGAGCAAGAAGTCAGCGGCAAACTGGAACTAGAGGCTCTTCGCACAGGTGCGCAAATAAAAGAGAGCGAATTCAAGCAACAGTTTGAACAAGAACGTGCCGGCCTCCAAATGGGCGCCGACATCGCAAAGAGTAAAGCCCAGATGGATTTACAAGCGCGTACTGCTGCGCTCTCAAACAGTAGAAACCAAGGTTCTAGAAAATGATCCAAGACTTCGTACGCGTATTACGTGAAAAAATACGCACTGACATGAACAACTACGCTGATGACTTGGCTGGTGGTTCGTGCCGTACTTTTGAAGAGTACCAAAAACTCTGCGGGATTATTCAGGGTCTAGCCCTCGCAGAGCGTTATTTACTTGACCTTGCACAGAAAGTTGAACAATCCGATGAGTGATCTTGATCTCTCCCCCGGTGCTCTTGCACTGCCTGAACCCATCCAGCCTCTGGATGCTCCTGAAGCTACT